CAGGTCGCTGGTTCAAATCCAGCAAGGGCCACCAATCGCCACTAGCTCATCAGGAAAGAGCGTCAACCCTTTAAGTTAAGTGTGCGAGGTTCGAGTCCCCGGTGGCGGTCCAGTGCCGACTTAGCTCAGTAGGTAGCGCAACTGACTTGTAATCAGTAGGTCACCAGTTCGATTCCGGTAGTCGGCACCATATGCGGGTATCGTATAATGGCTATTACCTCAGCCTTCCAAGCTGATGATGCGGGTTCGATTCCCGCTACCCGCTCCAACATTTGTAATAAGCCTTATTGTATTACAGCACTGGCGTATTTTTTATTACGTGGGAGCGGATTGTGTTTAAATGGTATTCTGTTCTCTGGCTATGATTTGAGGTCGGGTGTAGCCTCAGTGCTGAATTTTTACGGCAGCAGAATGATGCATTATCGGTGGAGATTTTGTATTTCCTGGCAGGGTCGGTGAAGCATCATTCTGGTGTTGTAAACAGCACCGCAGAGGTGTTCCTCAGTGCGAGGGTGGTTTATATAGTGGTTTAACGGGGAATCACAATATCTGTTGTAGGGATGGATATTTCGGGAGGCACCCGACACCTCGATTTCTATTACAATAAAAATGATTGATCTCATGCATTGACCAACCGCCTCCATTGGGCGGTTTTTTTTATTCTGAATTCAAAAAAAGAAAACACGGACACTGATAATGTCCGTGTGGCAATGCCATATAAGTCAGCGATGAATATGGCGCAAAAAAAGCGCGGCTGTCGGATTAACGCCGCGGGACAAAGTCCGTGAAGAAGAATAAGTATTGGCCCCTTCTGGGGACGAGTTCATATTACTAAGCATTAAAAATGGTTTAAACCATAAGATTAACCTTAATTTCAGGTAAGTCTTATTTCACTTCCTCGCGCCACGACCGGCGCACATCAAATAACTCCACACCAAAGGCATCTGCGGGTGCCTTTGGTGGGCGTTTTTTTGCGGGCTGCTGGTGGCCCTTTTTTCTTTACAGGAGAAAAAGTATGTCTGAACCCTTATCCGGTTCTGGTACAGCCGCTGCGCTCGGCGGGGCGACGGTATTCGGACTGTTTACCGGGACGGATTTCGGGATTGTGTTTGGGGCGTTCGCCGGAGCGTTGTTTGTGGCAACGATGCCGCAGGCGCTTTCAGCCTGGCGGGTGGCGGCACATTTTCTGGTGTCGTTCATTGTCGGCGTGCTGGGAGCGCGCGTGCTGTCAGCCTGGATTGCAGCAAAAACAGGTTATGACGGTACATCGGCGGATGCACTGTGTGCGGTGCTGGTATCGGTGGTGTCGGTAAAGATTCTGTCGTTTATCCACCAACAGGATATTGCATCGCTGGTGTCCGTCCTGTTTTCCCGCCTGCGGGGTGGAGGAGGCGGCAATGTTAAGTAACCTTCCCGGATTGCTGAATGTGGCGTTATGCACGGTTATCGTGCTGACGCTCTTTTTTTATCGTCGCCGTGATTCCAGACATAAACCGCTGATGTCATGGCTGGCCTGGCTGCTGATGCTGCTGTATGCCTTTGCGCCCCTCAGCTATCTGTGTGGTCGCCCGTTAGCAACGGGCTGGCTGGAAGTGTTTTTTAACCTGCTGTTCTGCGTGCTGGTGATACGCGCACGCGGGAACGTCACAAAAATCTTTCCATTGTTGAGGTGAATATGCCGGGTAAATTCAGATTCAGCCGTCGCAGTGAAAAAAATCTGGAGGGTGTCAAACCACAGCTGGTTGCTGTAGTTCGCCGTGCGCTGGAGCTGACGGAGGTTGATTTCGGTATTACGGAAGGCCTGCGCAGTAAGTATCGCCAGAAACAGCTGGTTGCGGAAGGGAAAAGCCAGACCATGAACAGCCGCCACCTGACCGGTGATGCGGTGGATGTTGTGGCCTACATCGGCAGCCAGGTGTCATGGGAGTGGCCTCTGTACGAGAAAATCGCACAGGCATTTAAGCAGGCTGCCGCAGAGCTGGGGATCGCTATCGAATGGGGCGGGGACTGGAAAACGCTGAAAGACGGACCTCACTTTCAGCTGAAGCGATAAGTAAAACAAAACCCCGGCTGGGGGAACAGTCCGGGGTTTTTAGTTTTCACGTCAAAGGGGAAATTGTGATTAGTGAGTAGGGAGAAAATCCTCGTGGGAAAGTATAAAAGATTCTTTTTGAGGTTGTCCATTATGAAAGGTATTGAAATGGAAACTCCCGCGAGCCTTGATTTGACAAGGGCTGCGGCCTTTGCAATTCGCCTTGTGGCGGTCGCTGTTCTGATTTGGGCTGTGCGTTGGTGGTGATATGGCGCGAAAACACTGGACACACAGAATGCCGCGAACGGCGGCGAAATGGGCACTGGTAGCGATACTGGTGCCTTTTTTATTGGTGGGATGCGTCAGCCTGGATAAGGCGCGCCAGCTTTTCGATACGGCTTCTCAGGTCTGCGAAATTGTTGACGGTGTTCGGCAGTGTCTGCAGAACTGATCGCCCGTAAGAGCAGAATATTTTGCTGAAAAATGAAGGATGCGTCAGCGCCCGGAAAGCATGAAATTCTGTGTTTGCGGTCATTCAATAAAATAAATTCTTTCTTTCGCCGCGAATACTCAAATGTTGATCAGCGCCCGGTGCGGCGACGGGCTTCGATATCAGGAGACGATGATGGAAAAAACAGAAAATAAACCGATTTTAGTTGGTGTCGCGTCTATTCCGTTTAAGTTTGAACTGTCACAACTGGTGGAAGTACGCATCAGTGATGAATGGGGTGAGGTTAAAGCTCGCGCTCAGTATGCGGATGGCGAAAACCAGTACTTGCTCCACTACAAAGCTGCTGATGGTCGTGCCACGACGGAGTGGTTTGGTGAATCAATGCTGGAAGCAACAGAAGATGCTCGTCATCCGGGCTGTCCGGTATTTGCCTTCATGAAATTACCGTAAGGCGCAGTTGTTACTGAGTAACAGGCATTACAGCAGCCCTTCAGTGAGGGGCTGCGATAATGCCGGTATTAAGGAGATTCCAATGCCATCACGAATCCCCCGCGCATGCCGTAAGCGAGGTTGCGCAGGCACAACAACAGACAGCTCTGGCTACTGCGATAAACATCGGGGTGAAGGCTGGGTGCAGCACCAGCGCGGACTGAGCCGCCACCAGCGTGGCTATGGCTCAAAATGGACGGTGATTCGAGCCCGTATTCTGAAGCGCGATAAAGGTCTGTGTCAGTTGTGTCTGCGTGTCGGTGTGGTGCGCGAGGCGAAAACTGTCGACCACATCATCCCGAAAGCACATGGCGGAACAGATGCAGACAGCAACCTGCAGAGTCTGTGCTGGCCCTGCCACAAAGCAAAAACAGCGCGCGAACGAATCAGGTGATAATTATTCTCACTTGTGGGGAGGGGCGGGTAAAATCCCTGCAGCCCTGGCTGCTCAGTACCGCCGCCTGACCTTTCCTCGCATCGCCGCAGGTTCGAAAACTTTTTTTTGGGAATGCGATTAAACGATTGATAGGTAAAACCGATTATGTCAGGACCCCCGAAAACCCCGCCACGCCTGCATTTGATACGAGGCAACCCATCAAAGCGCCCCGTTAAAGACCCCAAAAAAACCGCTAAAAAGGACGAAAAAGGTCTCCCTAAAATTCCGCAACATTTAGGGGCGCAGGGGAAGTACTGGTTCAGGCGAATGGCGGAAGAACTGAATGCGGAAGGGATCATTTCTCAGCTTGATGCGCGTGCACTCGAGTTGCTGGTGGAAGCCTACACCGAATACCGGCATCACTGCGAAATACTCGATGTTGAGGGTTATACCTACCGCACGGAAACGCAGAACGGTGATGTGCTGATTAAGGCACACCCGGCTGCTGCGATGAAAGCGGATGCCTGGAAGCGGATCCGGGCGATGCTTGCAGAGTTTGGTATGTCACCGGCAAGCCGGGCGAAAGTAAATACCGCCGGACCGGATGATGTTGATCCGCTGGCGGAACTTTTAAAAGCGAGAGACTGATGGCAAAAGTGGCTGACGGGATCCGCTACGCCGAACGTGTTGTTGCAGGAGAAATTGTCGCTGGCGAATTTGTCCGTCTGGCCTGCCAGCGTTTTCTTGATGATCTGAAGTACGGCGAAGAGCGGGGGATTTATTTCAGTGAACCCCGTGCGCAGCACATCCTGAATTTCTACAAATTTGTGCCCCATGTAAAAGGGGCGCTGGCAGGCCAGCCCATTGAACTGATGGACTGGCATGTATTTATCCTCATTAATATTTTTGGTTTTGTCATTCCGCTGGTTAATGAAGAGACCGGGGAAGTTGTCATGCGCAGCGATGGCAGCGGACGTCCGGTGATGGTGCGCCGGTTCCGTACGGCGTACAACGAAGTCGCCCGTAAAAACGCAAAATCAACCCTGTCATCGGGTATCGGCCTGTATATGACGGGGGCAGATGGTGAAGGCGGTGCTGAGGTGTATTCAGCCGCAACCACGCGTGACCAGGCCAGAATTGTGTTTGAAGACGCCAAAAATATGGTCAGAAAAGCCCGGTCGACACTCGGGCGATTGTTTGATTTCAACAAGCTGGCGATTTACCAGGAGCAGAGCGCATCAAAATTTGAACCGCTTTCCTCGGATGCAAACAACCTGGACGGTCTGAACATCCACTGCGCCATTATTGATGAGCTGCATGCACATAAAACCCGCGACGTGTGGGACGTTCTGGAAACGGCAACCGGTGCCCGTCTGCAGTCCCTGTTATTTGGTATCACCACGGCGGGCTTTAACAAGGAAGGGATTTGTTACGAGCAACGCGATTACGCCATCAAGGTATTGCGAGGCTATAACAGCGACGTGGAGGGCGCGGTAAAAGATGATTCCTACTTTGCGATTATTTACACGCTCGATGAGGGAGATGATCCGTTTGATGAAACGGTCTGGCAGAAAGCGAATCCCGGCTTGGGCATCTGTAAACGCTGGGATGATCTGCGTCGTCTGGCGAAAAAAGCGAAAGAACAGGTCTCTGCGCGGGTGAATTTTTTTACCAAACACATGAATGTGTGGGTAACAGCAGAGTCTGCCTGGATGGACATGATTAAGTGGGAGAAATGCGAATATATTGCCCCACGACATGAGCTTAAAACGTATCCCATGTGGGTCGGCGTCGACCTTGCTCATAAGATTGATATCTGTGCGGCGGCAAAACTCTGGCGAACCGATAACGGACATGTTCATGCTGATTTTAAATTCTGGCTCCCGGAAGGACGGCTGGAGCGGTGCTCGCGGCAGCAGGCAGAACTTTACCGGAAATGGGCGGAGATGGATAAGCTCATCCTGACGGATGGTGATGTTATCGATCATGCTCAGATAAAAAGTGACTTACTGGAATGGATTGGTGGTGAAAACCTGAGGGAGCTGGGATTTGACCCGTGGAGTGCAATGCAGTTCAGTCTGGCTCTGGCTGAAGAAGGGATACCGCTGGTGGAAGTTCCGCAGACGGTCCGCAATCTGTCAGAGGCTATGAAGGAAACGGAATCACTGGTCTATGCCGGGCGTTTTCACCACAGCAATCACCCGGTCATGAACTGGATGATGTCTAACGTTACGGTAAAACCGGACAAAAACGACAATATCTTCCCGAACAAATCCACGCCTGAAGCCAAAATCGACGGTCCTGTTGCGATGTTTACAGCAATGAGCCGGATGCTGGTCAATGGCGGTGAACCGGAGCCGGATCTGTCTGAGCATCTGGTCAGCGTTGGTATTCGCTCGCTTTAACCGAGGGCATTATGTTTCTGATAATTCTCACGCCACTGGTGGGCGTGCTGGGGGCGCTTTTGCTGGCGTATGGCGCCTGGCTGATTTATCCCCCGGCAGGTTTTGTTGTTGTCGGGGCGCTGTGTCTGTGCTGGTCGTGGCTGGTTGCGCGTTATCTCGATCGCGGTCACCGGGTCGCCTCCGGAGGTGAGTAATGTTTTTCCAGGGGCTTTTTCAACGCAAAAATAACACCCCCGTCACAACGCCCGGGATGCTTGCGGAAGAGCTGGGGTTGTCATACGACACCTATACCGGAAAGCGGATCAGCAGCCAGCGGGCCATGCGGCTGACGGCGGTCTATTCCTGCGTCAGGGTGCTGGCTGAGTCTGTTGGTATGCTGCCCTGCAGTCTCTACAAAATCAGCGGCACCCTTAAAACACGGGCGGTGGATGAACGGCTGCATAAGCTGATTTCGGCAAAACCCAATGGCTACATGACGCCGCAGGAATTCTGGGAACTGGTTATCGTCTGCCTGTGTCTGCGGGGTAATTTTTACGCCTACAAGGTAAAGGCACTGGGGGAAGTGGTGGAGCTTCTTCCGATAGATCCGGGCTGTGTGGAACCGAAGCTGAACAGCCAGTGGCAGCCGGTTTATCAGGTGACGTTTCCGGATGGTTCCGTGGATGTGCTGACCCAGAATGAAATCTGGCATGTGCGTACCCTGACGCTGGATGGACTTGTCGGTCTGAATCCCATTGCATATGCGCGCGAGGCCATTTCACTGGCAGCGGCAACCGAGGAGCATGGTGCCAGATTGTTTGGCAATGGCGCGGTAACATCCGGTGTGTTGCGTACGGATCAACAACTTTCTGACCAGGCTTATGCGCGTATCAAAAAGGATTTTGAGGAACGGCATGTCGGGCTGGGAAACTCTCATCGTCCGATGATTCTGGAAATGGGGCTGGACTGGAAAACGGTGGCACTGAATGCCGAGGACAGCCAGTTCCTGGAAACCCGCAAGTTTCAGCTGGAAGAAATCTGTCGCCTGTTCCGCGTGCCGCTGCATATGGTGCAGAACACCGATCGCGCCACCTTCAACAATATTGAAGAGCTGGGGCTTGGTTTCATTAACTATTCCCTTGTGCCGTATCTGACCCGTATTGAGCAGCGGATCAATACAGGGCTGGTCAGGGAGAGCAAGCAGGGAAAATTTTACGCCAAGTTTAATGCCGGAGCATTGTTGCGTGGCGACATGAAATCCCGCTTTGAAGCGTATGCCACGGGGATCAACTGGGGGATTTATTCCCCTAATGACTGCCGTGATCTGGAAGATATGAATCCCCGACCGGGCGGTGATGTGTATCTGACACCGATGAACATGACCACCAGTCCCTCTGCTGGCGATGACAACGGTAAGAAAAAGGAGAGTGGAGATGCAGACAAAACAGCGTCTTGATATACCGCTGAACCTGAAATCCGTCAGTGATTCCGGGGAATTTGAAGGTTACGGTTCTGTTTTTGGTGTTAAGGACAGCCACGATGATGTGGTGGTCCCCGGAGCCTTTACCACAACACTCCAGAAATGGAGCGAAAAAAAGGCGCTGCCTGCGTTGCTCTGGCAGCACCGCATGGATGAGCCCATCGGTGTGTACACCGAAATGAAAGAAGATGATGTCGGGCTTTATGTCAGGGGACGATTACTCATTGATGATGATCCCCTGGCAAAACGTGCACATGCCCATATGAAGGCCGGTTCTTTAACCGGCCTTTCTATTGGCTACATCCTGAAAGACTGGGAGTACGACCGGGAAAAAGGGGTATTCCTGCTGAAAGAGATCGACCTGTGGGAGGTCAGTCTGGTGACGTTTCCTTCCAATGATGAAGCACGCATCAGCGATGTGAAAAATGCGCTGGCGCGTGGGGAGATCCCTGATCAGAAAATTATTGAGCGGGTCTTGCGCGATGTTGGACTCTCGCGAACCCAGGCCAAAGCATTCATGGCCGGGGGATATGGCGCTTTATCCCTGCGTGATGCTGAGGATGTGGATGCCGCACTGAATGCACTGAAAAATCTTAAATTTTAATCAGGAGTAAATAATGGCTGTTGATATTAAAGACGTTGAACAGGTCGCGCAGGATTTGCAGCAGAAGTTTGACGATTTTAAGGCAAAAAACGACAAGCGCATTGACGCGATCGAACAGGAAAAAGGCAAGCTGGCCGAACAGGTGGAAAGCCTGAACGGGCAAATCAGCGAGCTGGAGAACCTGAAAAGCGACCTGGAAAAAGAGCTGGCAGACATCAAGCGTCCGGCAGGCGGCACGCAAAATAAAGTTGCCGGTGAACACAAAGAAGCGTTTATCGGATTTATGCGCAAGGGGCGTGAAGACGGTCTGCGTGAACTTGAACGTAAGGCGCTTCAGGTAGGTAATGATGAAGATGGTGGTTATGCCATTCCGGAAGAACTGGATCGTACCATCCTGACGCTGCTGAAAGATGAGGTGGTGATGCGCCAGGAAGCCACTGTGATCACCCTCGGTGGCTCGGATTATAAAAAACTGGTGAATCTGGGCGGCACAACGTCCGGATGGGTGGGGGAAACGGATGCTCGTCCGGAAACCGCCACCTCAAAACTGGGTCTGATTGAACCCTTTATGGGGGAAATCTACGGCAACCCGCAGGCCACCCAGAAAATGCTCGATGATGCTTTCTTCAATGTGGAAGACTGGATCAACAGTGAGCTGGCGCTGGAATTTGCCGAGCAGGAAGAAATTGCCTTTACCAGTGGCGACGGCAGCAAAAAACCAAAAGGTTTTCTGGCTTACGAGTCCACCGATGAAGATGACAAGACCCGTGCGTTTGGCAAACTTCAGCACATTGCTTCCGGTGCGGCTTCCGGCGTGACTGCCGATGCGATCATTAAACTGATTTACACCCTGCGCAAGGCGCACCGCAGCGGCGCGAAGTTTATGATGAACAACAGCAGCCTGTTTGCCATTCGTCTGCTGAAGGATAACGACGGAAATTATCTGTGGCGTCCGGGTATTGAGCTGGGTCAGCCTTCTTCTCTGGCAGGGTATGGCATCGTTGAGAATGAACAGATGCCGGATATTGCTGCCGATGCAAAAGCCATTGCGTTTGGTAACTTCAAACGTGGCTATACCATCGTTGATCGCATCGGTACCCGTATCCTGCGCGATCCGTACACCAATAAACCGTTTGTGGGTTTTTACACCACCAAGCGAACCGGCGGTATGCTGGTGGATTCTCAGGCGATTAAGCTGATGAAAATTGGGGCCGCAACCCGCCAGAAAGCCGCTGCGTAATGCGGTTTTTTATGCCCGCACAGTGTTGCGGGCAGGAGTTTCTGATGGCAGCAATAGTGGAAAAACTCAGGGCGCAGTGCCGTATTGATACAGATGATGCAACTGATGATGAGTTACTGATGCTGTATTTCCGGGCTGCCTGCCGCAAGGCAGAAAATTTTATCAACCGTAAGCTTTATGAGGAGACGGTGCCGGAAGGTGATCCTGACGGGGTGCTTATAGCTGATGATGTTTTGCTGGCGCTCATGTTGCTGGTCGGACACTGGTACGAAAACCGGGAAAATTCCTCAGATGTCAGCAAGGCACCAGTCCCGTTTGGTTTTTCTTCTCTGCTGGAGCCTTATCGTTTTATTCCTTTGTAGGAGGAACCATGCAGGCGGGCAGATTACGTGATCGCGTAACTATTCTGAATGTCACCACCGTCCGTTCTCCGTCAGGGCATCCGGTGGAGACAATGACGGAGGGGGCAACCGTATGGGCAGAAGTTAAGGGGATCAGCGGGAGGGAGAGAATATCAGGAGGTGCAGAAACCGCTCAGGCTACGGTCAGAGTCTGGATGCGATTTCGGCGCGATGTGACAGCGACTTCACGTCTGAAAGTGCTGACCGGTGCATTTAAAGGGGTCACTCTTGGTATAGAAGGGCCACCAATACCGGATGCACGCGCCACCCGGCTTGAAATGCTCTGCAGTCTGAAGGGGAATGTGTGATGGATTTCAGTCTTGATTTTTCAGGTCTGGCGGATATTGCACGGGATCTGGAGACGCTCAGCAGGGCAGAAAACAATAAGGTGCTGCGCGATGCCACCCGTGCCGGTGCTGAAGTTATGCGGGATGCGGTTGTTGAACGTGCGCCGGAGCGAACCGGAAAACTGAAGAAAAATGTGGTTGTTCTGACTCAGCGCTCAAAGCGTCGGGGGGAAATTATTTCTGGTATCCATATTCGCGGACGGAACCTGCGAACCGGAAACAGTGATAACAGCATGAAAGCCAGCGATCCCCGAAATGCGTTTTACTGGCGCTTTGTGGAGCTGGGAACGATAAACATGCCCGCGCATCCATTCATTCGCCCGGCTTTCGATACGACAGAGGAGCTGGCGGCGCAGGTTGCCATACAGCGAATGAATCAGGCTATTGATGAGGTCTTAAGTAAATGAGGGAAGCCACACTGTATTCCCTGCTGTCTCAACTGGCCGGAGGACAGGTTTATCCTTATGTGGTCCCGCTGACGGAGGGAAAACCTGCGGTATCTCCGCCGTGGCTGGTGTTTTCTGTGGTGTCTGACACGGCGTCTGATGTGCTTGATGGTCAGGCTGAATCCAGAATTACCGTGCAGATCGATGTCTGGGCAACGGTGCCTGATGACGCAGATGATATCCGGGAACAGGCGCTTGATGCGGTGAGGGAACTTGCACCCTCCGTTATTTCTAAAACGCAGGGTTATGATCCTGAATCCCGTCTGAGCAGAGCCACGCTTGAATTTCAGGTAATAGCCTGAGTTCGTTAATGATTTTACCCACCCGCCGCTGGCGGTTTTTTTTATTTTCAGGAGACGAGTATGTCCTCTAATTTTGAGCGTTCGCAACTGACGAAAATTATGATTTCGTCTGCACCGGTAACAGCAGAAACCCTGGATTCTGCCAGCTATCTTGGCCTGAGCTGTACAATCAAAGAGGTGCAGTTTACCGCAGGACAAAAGCAGGATATTGATGTCACCACGCTGTGTTCTGTTGAGCAGGAAAATATTAACGGTCTTGGTGCCGCGTCAGAGATTTCCATGTCAGGCAACTTTTACCTCAATGCTGCCCAGAATGCGTTGCGCAGTGCCTATGACAATGACACCACGTATGGCTTTAAAGTTATTTTTCCGTCAGGAAACGGATTTACCTTTATGGCAGAGGTGCGTCAGCATACCTGGTCTGCAGGAACCAATGGTGTTGTGGCTGCAACGTTTTCCCTGCGCCTGAAAGGTAAACCTGTGCTGACGACAGAACCGCTGAAAGTGAAGGTCGATTTAAACAGCACGCTGCAGGTTTCTGCCGGAGCGAAACTCGAAATGGTGGTTGAGGCTGCCGGTGGTGTGCCGCCTTATTCTTATGTCTGGAAGAAAGGTGGTTCTCCTGTTTCCGGACAGACGGCGGCAACGTTCAGTAAGGCATCAGCAGCATCCGGTGATGCCGGTGCGTATACCTGCGAGATTTCTGATTCAGCAAGCCCGGTTAACAAAGTGACCTCCACTTCCTGCACTGTAACCGTCAGTTAATGAGGATGGATGTGATGACTAAAAATATCCGTAATCTGGCACTGGCAACGATGTCGGGGTTTCGCCATAAAACCGTTGATGTGCCTGAATGGGAAGGAGCAACGGTTGTGTTACGGGAACCTTCTGCAGAAGCCTGGTTGCGCTGGCAGGAGATCGTTAAAGCCAGGGAAGATGATACATCGCCATCTGTTGCAGAGCGTGCCCGCCGAAATCTGGAGGCAGACGTTGAACTGTTCATTGATGTTCTGTGTGATACCGGGCTGCAACCCGTATTTTCAGAGGATGATCGTGAACAGGTGATTGCCGTGTATGGCCCGGTGCATGCCCGGCTTCTTCGCCAGTCTCTGGAACTGATCAGTGATGCCGGAGAGGTTAAAAAAAAGTAGCACTTCCGGGGATGCGTTTTCTGATGATGCTGGCGCTCAGGATGGGGCGCACATTGTCAGAGTTACGCCGGGAAATGTCCGCATCAGAAATCATGATGTGGGCAGAATTTGACAGGTTCAGCCCGCTGGGGGACGAACGGGCTGATATCCGGGCTGCCCAGATTGTTTCAGCTGTTTACGGTGCGCAGGGGGTTAAAGTACCACTGAATGATGTGCTTCTTCAGTGGGAGCAGGAGCAGACAGAAGGCGCCTCAGATCCATTTGCCGGGCTGGAAAACGCGCTTTTAACCGTGTCTCAGTGAGTCAACATAACCGCTTCGGCGGTTTTTTTTCGTCCGGAGAATGAGTGTGGCGACATTACGTGAACTGATTATTAAAATTTCGGCAAACTCCCGGTCATTTCAGTCAGAGATCTCCCGGGCTTCGCGTATGGGGCAGGATTACTACCGCACCATGCAGAATGGAAGCCGACAGTCCGCTGCTGCATCCCGTGAAATGCGGCGTGCACTGGCAGAAGTGACGGATCAGATAAATACAGCTAAATCTTCGGCACTGAACATGGCGGGGGCATTTGCCGGGGCTTTTGCTACCGGTCATCTTATTTCTCTCGCCGATGAGTGGAATTCAGTCAATGCCCGTCTGAAGCAGGCCTCACAGTCCAGTGATGATTTTCAGGCATCACAACGCGAATTAATGGCAATCAGCCAGAGAACGGGGACGGCTTTTTCTGATAACGCCAGCCTTTTTGCCCGCTCTGCAGCTTCCATGCGGGAGTATGGCTACAGTTCTGAGGAAGTACTGAAAGTCACTGAGGCGATCTCCACGGGCCTGAAATTATCCGGTGCCAGTACAGCAGAAGCCAGTTCGGTGATCACGCAGTTCAGTCAGGCACTGGCGCAGGGAGTGCTGCGCGGTGAAGAGTTTAACTCGGTGAATGAGAACGGCGATCGTGTTATTCGTGCGCTGGCTGCGGGAATGGGAGTTGCCCGTAAGGATCTGAAGGCCATGGCGGATAACGGAAAACTGACCGCCGATAAGGTTGTTCCTGCACTGATTAGTCAGCTTGGGGCATTACGTGATGAATATGCGGCAATGCCTGATACGGTTTCATCCTCTGCAACCAAAGTTGAAAACGCCTTTATGGCCTGGGTTGGTGGTGCGAACGAGGCAAGCGGAGTGACGAAGACGCTCTCCGGTGTGCTGAATAGTATTGCAGGCAATATTGACACCGTGGCAACCGCTGCCGGTGCACTGGTTGCCGTCGGGGTAGCCCGATATTTTGGCAATATGGCATCTTCTGCTGGCTCTGCAACTGCCGGGCTAATCACTGCGGCCAGAAACGAAGTGTCTCTTGCTGAAGCGCAACTTCGGGGGACACAGATAGCAACTGCCAGGGCGCGTGCGGCGGTTTATCGTGCGCAACAGGCGGTTGTTGCTGCTCGCGGTACCGAAAGGCAGGCCGCAGCAGAAGCGAAGCTGACAGCTGCCCAGGCATCACTTACCCGTAATATTGCGGCCAGAACAGCGGCACAGACAACGCTGAATAATGTTACGTCAGTGGGGAGTCGTTTATTAAGTGGCGCGCTGGGGCTGGTTGGTGGTGTGCCGGGACTCGTCATGCTGGGGGCTGCGGCCTGGTACATGATGTATCAGAATCAGGAGCAGGCCAGAGAATCTGCACGCCAGTATGCCGCAACAATCGACGAAATTCGCCAGAAAACGTCGGCAATGTCGCTTCCTGAAGCGTCAGATAATGAGGAAAAGACGCGACAGGCACTGAAGGAGCAGAACAGGTTAATTGACGAGCAGAAAAGTAAGATTAAATCCTTACAGGAAAAAATTGCTGGCTATCAGTATGTGCTGGCAAACCCGGGCTGGACAACCGATAACGGTTTTATGATTAACCACATGACGTCGGTAAAAACTGTCACAGAAGGGCTTGCAGAAGCAACAAATCAACTGGCAGTTGAACAGTCTCGCCTCACTCAAATGCAGGGCAAAGCGCAATCCATTCAGGATGTGCTTGCCGGGCTGGAAGAACGACGGGTGGCGTTGATCCGTCAACAGGCGGCGGAACAAAACAAAGCGTATCAGTCCCTGTTGATCATGAATGGGCAGCATACCGAGTTTAATCGCCTTCTCGGGCTCGGTAATGAATTACTTCAGCAGCGACAGGGGCTGGTGAATGTACCGTTACGGCTACCACAGGCAACCCTGGATGATAAACAGCAGACCGCACTGAATAACAGCGAGCGCGAACTGGCTCTGTCCCGCCTGAAGGGGGAAGCCCGTGAGCGTGCCCGCCTGGGTTATGCTGCGGATGATCTCGGCTTTGTGGGAGAGGCGTATCAGACAGCCAGACAGAATTATATCAATAACTCACTGGATGCCTGGCGAAATAACCAGGCAAATAAACCAAAAGCGCATAAAAAGACCGAAGCGGAAAAAACAGAAGATATTTATAAACGGCTGATTAAACAGCAAAAAGAACAGATAGCACTGGCAGGGCAGAATACTGAACTGGCTAAGATGAAATATCAGGTCAGTCAGGGCGAATTATCAACCCTGTCAGAAGCGCAGAAAAAAACGCTTTTGCAGAATGCAGCACTCATCGACCAGAAAAAGATTCGTGAGCAGCTTGCTGCGTATGAGAGCAGTCTGGCGGACAGTAATGCCAGTGCCCGGGCATCTGACGAAGCGCAGTTGCTGGGATATGGTGAAGGCTCACGGATGCGTGAACGACTCCAGGAAATGTGGAGTATCCGGCAGACGTTTGAGAAGAAAAATAACGAGCTGCTGAGACAGTATCAGGCCGGAGAAATTGAAGAAGCCCTGTGGAAACAGGAGAAAGAACTGAATAAAAAATATCTGGAAGAGCGTCTCAGCGATCAGCAGGATTATTATGCAAAGGCCGATGCTTTACGTAATAACTGGAATGCCGGACTCCAGGAGGGACTGACCAACTGGGCAGACAGTGCCACCGATTATGCTTCACAGGCGGCAGATGCTGTCGTTTCCACGATGGACGGGTTGGTATCAAATATTTCCGATGCACTGGCCGGGAATGTTGTGGAGTGGAGGAACTGGGGGAGTTCAGTTCTCCGGGAAGTTTCAAAAATTCTGATGAATGCGGCCATTGTTAACGGACTGAAGTCACTCTCCGGTGCCGGAGGGTGGCTTGGTACGGTCGGCGGATGGATTTCGGGGGCGGTGGCAAACGCAAAAGGTGGTGTTTACACATCGGCAAATCTGAGTGCTTACAGTAACACTATTGTGGATACACCGACGTATTTTGCTTTTGCGAAAGGTGCCGGGCTGATGGGCGAGGCCGGGCCTGAAGCTATCATGCCACTGACACGGGCAGCGGACGGCTCTCTTGGGGTCAGAGCCATTGGCAATGTGAATGGTGGCGGTGGATTTGTTTATTCTCCCGTGTATCACATCAGCATTCAGAATCAAGGGAGCAATGGCGAGATAGATGCGCGCTCAGCCAGGGGACTGGTGGATCTGATCGACAGCAGGGTTGTGTCAATTATGCAGTCATCGCGTCGGGATGGAGGATTATACAGTGCCTGAGCCTGAAGTTTTTAACTGGATCCCCCGTGAGGGGATGGAGACGACACGAAAGCCATCAGTTATTACGGTAAAGTTTGGTGACGGATATGAACAGCGACGGGCTGGTGGTCTGAATGCGGATCTGAAAACGTTTAAACCGGTATTTCGTGTCACAGATGAATATTCCCGTGCCGCGCTGGACAGTTTTTTATCCCGTCATGCCGGGATTCGTGCTTTTTTGTGGCGTCCGCCAAAACACAACAGGACTGTCCGGGTTGTCTGCAGGGAGTGGAGCATTTCGGATAATGCCATGTATACCGATTTTAACTGTACCTTTGAAGAGGTCACTCACTGATGCAGGATATACAGCAGGAAACACTCAATGAGTGCACTAAAACGGAGCAATCCGCGCTGGTCGTGCTCTGGGAAATTGATCTGACAGAGGTCGGCGGAGATCGTTATTTCTTCTGTAATGAGCAGAACGAAAAAGGTGAAGCAGTCACCTGGCAGGGGCGGCAGTATCAGGCCTATCCCATTCAGGGAAGTGGATTTGAGATGAACGGCAAAGGAGCCAGTGCAAGGCCAACGCTGAAAGTCTCTAATATGCACGGCATGGTCACAGGGATGGCGGAAGATCTGCAGAGTCTGGTCGGCGGAACGGTGGTCCGGCGTAAGGTTTACGCCCGTTTTCTGGATGC